CAATGGGGCGTCGAGGAGCCGATGACGCTGTTCGAGTACGTCGAGGTGTTCTACCCGCACGGTCCCCTGACCGTGACCTCGTTGCGCACCGAAATCCACAAGGGCCGGTTGCCGTTCTCGACGGTGGCGGGCAAGCATTTCGTGACCCCGGCGGATGTCGCCGGGCTGTTCAGGCCATCCACATGCCAAGACCAGCCAAAGGCGCCCGCCTCTACCTCCGCAAGGGCCGCGTCGACGCCCGCTCCGGCAAGCGGCTTCCCGATGTCTACGTCATCCGAGACGGATCGGTTCAGGTCAGCACAGGCTGCGGCCCTGGCCGCCTGCGAGAAGCTGAGGGAAAGCTCCAGGCGTACCTCGCCGAGCGCCATCAGCCCCGCCAGGGGCCGAGCCGTTGTGACCCCGCTCAGGTCGGCGTCGCCGAAGTCCTGACGCTCTACGGCCTAGAGCGGGCGCCAAAGCTCAAGCGCGACCCGTCAACCACGGCGGGGTTCATCCAGAACCTGACCGCCTGGTGGGGCGACAAGACCCTGTCTGAAGTCAAGCGCTCCACCTGCCAGGCCTACGTCGAGCACCGAACCACGGAGAAGGACCGGCGCTACAAGGATCCTGACAAGGCGCCGTTCGTGTCGGTCGAGACAGCCCGCTGCGAACTGGAAACCTTGTCGGCGGCGATCGGTTATTGGGACGAGGAGGACAAGCTGGTCCCTAAGCCGGACGTGTGGCTGCCGGAGAAGGGCGAGGGCTCCAGGGACGCGCTGACGCGCTCTGAGGCCGCTGCGCTGCTGTGGGCCGCCATGGGCCACCGGCGCCGCCAGGACGGCTCCTGGGAGCGTCTGGGGGACTCTGCGCGGGCGAACCGCGCCCACCTGCGGCGGTTCCTGCTGATCGGCCTCTACACCGGCTCCCGGCCCGGCGTGACCACAAAGCTCTTATGGGAGGAATCGCCGCAGAACGCCTGGGCCGACCTGGATCGGGCGATGATCTGGCGCCGCGGCAAGTCCGAGAAGGACAGCGCCACCAAGCGCCGGCCGGTCGTCAAGCTGCCGCCGCGGCTACTGGCGCATCTTCGTCGCTGGCGCGAGATGGACCGCAAGCGCAAGGGTCTGGACACCAACGCGGTGATCCACCACGGCGGCGAGGCGCTCGCCGGCAAGGTGCGCACCGGATTCGAGGGCGTTGTCAGCGACGCCGGGCTCAATCCCGAGATCACGCCGCACTGGCTGCGCCACACCTGCGTCACTTGGCTGATGGAGCGCGGCGTCGACATGTGGGACGCCGCCGCCTACGCCGGGATGACGGTGAAGGTGCTGGAGGACCACTACGCCCACCACAGGCCCGACCACCAGACCGCCGCCCGCCGCGCGCTCGGGGTTTCTGGCAAGGTATCTGGCAAGCAGTGAATGGCGGCCTAGCTTAAGGCCTTGAAAAGAATGGTGGACGCGACAGGGATTGAACCTGTGACCCCCTCGGTGTGAACGAGGTGGCCACGCGCCGTCCCCGAGGGAAAGCGTCTCGTTGCTTGCCATTTTGGACCGGTTCTGTTCACGCTGAATCGGTCGTTTCTGGCAAGTAACTGGCAAGCAGGCGATGGCGCAGCTTACCCTTGGCTACCTCTTGAACGAGGACCCCGACCGCTGCCTCCGCTTCTACTGCCGGGCCTGTGGTCGATGGGAGGACAAGCCTTTGGGGGCGATGGTGGTGGCGCTAGGCGAGGCCAGGTCGCTGGCCGGGATCAAGGGGCGGTGCAAGACCTGTGGGGCGCTGGTCCCGGCTGAGGTGTGGAAAGACACCTGGAGCGGGCCGAGGTGAGGCTCAGCCATACTCCCGCAGCACCTTCGCCACTTTCTTCCTCAACTCCGGTTTGATCCGCCAACCGTCCTCATGGGATTCGAAGTAGCCCAGCTTAGCTAGGTGCGAAGCGCAGGCCGTGCGGCCTACCCGGACCTGGATGTCGCATCCCGGATCGACCCTGATTGCCCCGCCCTTCGCCGCGCAGGCTTCCCGCAGCAGCTCGATTTCCGTCTCCGTTAGGAGGATGTCTTTGGGCATGACGGAGGAACGTGCATGACGGACGCGGAGATGCTGGACATGATCTACTGGAAGGTCATGGCGTGGCTGAAGCCCAATCCAGGCGTCCCGGCCGAGGAGACGCTGTTGCAGATCGTGGAGCTCTACGAGGCCAACGGGCGCGAGTTCGTGACAGCGGATTGGCCGGCAAACGACTGAGGCCAGACAGCAAAAAAGCCCCGCCAGCTTTCGCCAGCGGGGCCAGGATCGGCGCGAGGGGAAAAGGCGCCGTGGGCTGTGATGCCGGGAGCGGAACGCTCAACCGGGACAGGGGGTCCGAACGGAGACCCCCGCCGTCCGCATCAACTGTTGGGCGTCGATGCGAGCGCGGCCTTCGCCTTGATCGCAGCGGCGTCGATCTCGGCCTTCAGCGCGGCGGCGATGGTCTCGATGGCGTGGATCGCGGCCGGGGTCAGGGCGGCGCTGCCGACCGGCCCGGTGGCCTTCGAGATCGCCTCGGACGCGGCGGCTTCGACCGCCACGGTGGCTGGCGCGATCAGGGCGCCGAGCGCCTTGTCGGCCAAGTCGACGGCATTGGACGCGGCCTGCTTGAGGTCGCTGAGCGCAGTGGCGGCGGCGGCCTGCGCCACCTGATCGTGGGCGAACACCTTCTCCACCCATTGGGCGGCTTCGGCGGCGGCTTGGCTGAACGTGATCTTCTTGGCGAGCAGCTCGCTCAGGATGGACATGGGGAATCCTATCGGCCTCGAGGTGACGGCCGCCGGCGCGAGGCCAGCGCGGGCGGCTATGGGTGGATCAGGAGGGCCTGTCGCACAGCCTGTGGAACACGGCGTTGTTGGCCTGGACCTGCTGCTTGGTCAGGTCGGTGTCATGCGTCGACCACTGGACCGGCGCGTACTCTGCGCAGAACAGCGGCTCAGTCGCGACGGTCTTCGGCGTCGGTGCTGTTGATGGGGGCGTCAGGATCGAGGGTGACGCCGCCGGTTCCCTGGACGCGCAGGCTGAGACGAGCAGCAGCGTCGCGAGCAGCAGCGGCCTGCTTGAGTTCGATGACGACATTCGTGGCTCCTTGCGCCTGCGCGGTCGCTGCGGCGGCCTTGGCGGCTTGCTGGGCTTCCTGGCTGGGCCGGGCGAAGATCGCGCCCAGCAGCCAGGACAGACCCTTGAGGATGAGCGAGAGCATCTAGGCCTCCAGGGCTTGGCGGGTGAGGTCGGCGCCGGCGTCGGGTGAGCCGGCGAGCGCGGCGATGCGGCCGGATAGGCGCTTGGCCCGCGCGCCAACCTGCGAGGCCCACAGGCTGTGCAGCATGTCGGCGGCGGCCACGCGGAAGCGCCCGGCCTCAAGCTCTGCCAGGAAGCGGTGGAAGCCCAGCAAGCCGCCGATGCCGAGGTTGAACGCCATCTCGGCCAACACCCGCTGCGCCTCGAGCGGCAGCCCGCGCCACCACGGCAGGCGGTCGTCCAGGGCGGTGAAGGCGTCGGCCAGGTCCGCGCGCAGCCACAGCTCGGCGCGCTCTGCCGTGCAGCATACCTTGGGGCCGATGTCAGGCGCGGTGTGGCCGTAGCCGATCGTGAATGGAGATCCGCCAGTCAGCGGATCTGGATATGCTTTGAGGCGCAGACCTTCCCCGAGCCGGACGCTAGCCAGCAGCTCGGGATCGCTCGCCGAAAGGCGGTCGGCCATGATGGAACCTCTTGTTGGTTGGTGCCGGCCCTACCCGAGGGCGCGGCCCTCTCCGCGCTTGACGCGGTAGATCGTCTTCCGGCTGACGCCAAAGCGAGCCGCTAGGGCTGCCGCATCCCCAGGTCCGCGCGCCCTGATGTACGCCACGTCCTCTGCCCTCAACTTGGCCAGCGGGTGCTTTTCGCCGATGTGGGTGGGTGGCGGAGATCTAGTGCCGTGGCGATCGATGTCCCGCTGATTAGCGGCTTTGGTATCCCACCGCAGGTTGTCCAGCCGATTGTTGGCGGGGTTGCCATCGTAGTGACAGGCCTCACAGCCATCCGGCGCCGGGCCGATGAACGCTTCAAGAACCAGGCGATGGACTCGCGCAGTCTTGTACGTCTTGCCGGGCCAGCTCAGGTTTACCGTGAGGCACACCAGCCGACCGTATTGGTTTCGGCGCTCGTTTGGCTTCAGGATGCGTCCTGGCTTTCCTTGATAAGGCTGCGCCGGGTCGGACTTCACGCGCCCTAGGTCAGACACCCAATAGTTTGGATTGGCTGCTATCTGCTTCCATGTCTCAACCATGCCTAATTATACTTCCGTTCCCCATCTGTTTTCAAGGCCGCAGGCCTTCCCCCAGGCGCACGGAGTCGAGCAGCGCCGGATCATCCGGCGTCAGGCGGTCGGTCATGGGGGATGGCCCTTTGGGCTAGGCGGCGCGGATGTCGCCGCCGTCGTCGCTGTAGCGGCGCCGCAGTTCGATCATGCTGACGAAACTTAGGTCGGTGATCTGGCCGGCGTTGACCGTCATCGGGACGACGCCCTGCCACCAGCCCGTCATCGAGTGCTTGGCGTAGCTCTCCACCGTCCCCCAGGGCATGGCGCAGCCGACTTCCACCATGCTGATTACGTCAGAAGGACCGATCTTCGGGCTGTCGTGGACCTGTCGGCGATGAGTGTGGCCAGAAACCACTGGAACAGTACTTTCATTGGCCGCCCGCTGAGGCCCAGTTTTACCGCCGAAAGCACGGCCAGCACCATTAACCGGGTGGTGAGTGAAGGCGACCCCATCAACGTAAAACAGTTCACCGTAAGGACGACACCGCCATCCAAACTGAGCGAAAGCCTCGTCCCTGGCGATGGTGAAAGTCTGCGCGGTCTCAGGCTGCGCATTCTCGAAGCGCTCCAACCTATACTCATGATTTCCTAGCAGGAAATCGAGTTTTGGTCTATAGTCTACAGACATTCCTCTACGGAATGCTTGATGAGATTGCGTCAAATTTTCCATGTCGTCGCGTATGCCAGGCTTCAACCGGGACGCGAGCGTGTCGTTCTTGTCGTGCTGGTTGCAGGAATCCCACGAACACCAGTCGCCAACCTGGATGATGCGGGAGAACCTGTGCTCGGAGGCGTAGCGCGCGATCCACGTCAGGACCGAAAGCCGGTCGGGATGCCGAGGGTCCTGGTGCAGGTCGCCGATGACCAGGATGCGCTCGCCCAGCCCCTGCGGCTCCAGCGGCGGCATCGGCGGCGCCGGGTTGACCACGGCGAGCGGAACCGGCTGCTGGTAGCGCTGCGGTCGGAACAGCGTCTCGTCCGGCTCCAGGCCCAGCCAGTCGCGCGCCCGCTCCAGCCGGTCGTAGATGGCGATGCGCCCTGAGAGCCCGAGTTGGTGGGCGGTCCAGCGGTAGGCCTCTCCGCCCTTGAGGCCGTTGGAGAAGGCCTCGTTGACCAGCGAGACGGTGCGGCGCAGTTCCTCCTCGGAGACGCGACGCGGGGCCATCAGATATCCACCTTCCGGTCGAGCTTGTCCTCGATGCGCTTCAAGGTGTCTCGGACTTCGCTGAAGCCGTCGCGGACATCGTCCCGGCGGGCGTAGATGGCGGGCAGCTCATGGGCCAAGGCCGCGTGTTCCCGGCGGGCTTCCTTGATCTCGGCGTGCAGCGCCTTG